TAAAAAAATGGATTTATCCGGCACGTCTTCTAAGACTACGCAAAAAGACCCGTTTACGGAACAATTGGAAGCCCGGAAAAAGAAATATACAGAGTATTACAATTGGGTAAATTCCAAAGACGAAGTAGTACGCAATGCCGCAAAAACCGAGTTTGCCGGGTTGCTGAAAGAAGGAAGTAGCTATTTGGATTACTTGCAGAAGCAGCGCGACCAACTTATTAAAGCTATCGGAAGCGGTACGGCCACCAAGAAGCAAGCCGAAGAATTGCAGAAGCTAAATAACGCCATAGCCACCGAAACGAAGGAAACCGTTTTAGCCGGTTTCGAAAAGGAACTTAAAGACCAACTTTCCGGGGCACGTTCCATTTTGGAAATGGTTAATATCTTGGAAGAAAAGCGTAAGGCTTTGGCCGGGGACGGTTCCGACCTTGACAAAGGTAAAAGCGATATTATCAAGAAGCAGCAGGAGGACGTAGAGCAAAAGGCCAAAGACCGGACAAAAGCCCTACTATCCGATTATGCGAGCTATCTGGGCGAAAAAATAACCTTCGAAGCCAACTACGCCGAAAATAGCCGCCTTCTTAACGAGCAATTGGCGAAGGCCAAGACGGACG